ACAGAGAGGGAAAAACAACATTTCAGCGTCTTCCCCTTCTGTGATTTATGACGGTATCATTTGCGCGCTATCGTATACAGGTTCAGACAATAGCAGACAGACGGACGCACAGAACAACGTCGATTATGACGCTGTCATTTTCGCCAGTCCGGACCTTCTGGTCCTTCCTGGTGATACAATCGTCGTAAAACGGTTCGGACGGGACGATCCTTCCAGTGGTCGAAACCTGACCTTCGAAGTGATCGGCCGTCCTTCCGTCTATGCGACACATCAAGAAATCAAAGTAAAGGACGGTGATCTGGCGTGAGCGTGGACAATTCTGAACTTTTGGCCTTCCAGAATCAGATTCAGGCATTGAAAGACGACATTCCTGAAATAATGGACAGTCTGGCCGTCGGCGAAGGACGCTACGCGCGCGACCAGGCCCGTAAAATCTGCAAGGAAGAAAATATCGTAAACACTGGCGACTATCGACGCAACTTCAAAAGCGGAACAAAGGCAATCCGCGCCGGTAATTCGTACAAAATCGACGTCTTCAACAATCTTGACTATGCGAAGCCGCTTGAATACGGCTTCCGAAGTCACTTCGTTCCTGGCCACTGGGAAGGAAATTCCTTCAAGTACCAGAGAAACGACCCTGACGGCGGAATGTACGTCGGACCGGCCGGCGGCTATGTTCGCGGTCATTTCACCCTTCGGCGCGCTATAAGACGCACGAAGACAACCCAGGCGGCACGACTGAACCGAAAAATGGACCGGATCATTCGTCAACGCATGAATGGAGGTGGCACAGAATGACACTGAACAACTTCCTTGAAGCTGTCGCCGAAAAACTTGTCGGCCTGTGGCCCGATCGACACGTATTCGTCAACGAAATCCCGAAGGATTCTGACGGGAATTTCTTCGTCGGAATTATCGAAGCGACACAGGAAAAGAAACTGGATCGGCGCCGCCGGCGCCATGTCCAGATTGAAGTTCTTTATTTCCTGGCGTCGAAGGATAACCTTGACTTCAATGAATGGTCTGAAAAAATGCTGGACGAATTCGAATCCCTGACAGTGGTCGAAACAGAAAGCCGTTCCCGACTGGTTCGCTTGACGAATGTCACGGCCAGAAAGGACGACGACAGCCGCGTCTATCAGTTTCTTTTTGACGCGGACTTCTACTTTGTGATCACGCCGGAAGTGATTCCGACTATGTATTATCTGGACCAGGACAACACAATCAGATCGGAGGTAATCGAATAATGGCAACAAAGAAAAAGGCTGATTCCGTTGACCAGGCGGAACCTACTTTCAGCAAAGAACAACTGGTCAAATCCGCAACGCTGGGCCTTCCCAGGGACGCCGTGGCGGCGATCCTGAAAGACGGCCAGCAGTACACACGGGAACAGGCAATCCAGCTTGTGACCGAATTTCTTGAAAGGAAGGTGTAACCTATGCCTATTGGTGGTGGTACTTTCACAGTACAGAACAAAATTCTTCCTGGCGCTTACATTAACTTCGTAAGCATGGGAACCAACGCCAAAATGGGAAGCCGTGGCGTCGCCGCCCTTCCCCTTGAACTTAACTGGGGACCTGACGACAAGGTCTTCACTATGACCGCAACCGACTTCAACGCGACCAGCTTGAAAGTCTTCGGTTACGATCCTACCGACGCGAACATTCTTCTTGTTCGCGAAGCACTGAAACGCGCGAAGTCCCTTCTGATCTATCGCGTAAACGGCGGCGGCACGAAGGCCAGCGCAACCGTCGGCGGAATGACCGTCACCGCGAAATATGGCGGCACACACGGAAACGACATCATGGTCGCCGTGATCACCAACGTCGACGACGCGACAAAGGTCGACGTCGTGACCTATCTTGACGGCGTGGTTATGGATAGCCAGACCGTCGCGAAATCCGGCGGCGCCGCTTCCCTGGTAGCGAATGACTTCGTAACCTTCGGAACGGCGGCAACCCTTACGGCCGCAACTGCAACCGCCTTGACCGGTGGAACGAACGCCACTGTCAACGCCGCAAAGCACACGGCCGCCTTGAACGCCTTCGAAGTCGAATCCTTCAATGTGATCGGCTATCCTGGCACGAATACCGACGTCAAGGCCCTTTATGGCGCCTTTGTGAAGCGTCTTCGTGACGACGAAGGAAGAAAGATCGTCGGCGTCCTTTATGACTACGACGGCGACAATATGGGCCTGATCAACGTCAAGAATGGCGTTATCCTGGCCAACGGAACCACATTGACCGGCGACAAGGCCGTCGCCTGGGTGACTGGCGCTTCCGCCGGCGCGGAAGTGAACGAATCCCTGACAAATACGGCCTATGACGACGCTGTGGACGTCGATATTAAATATACGAAGTCCCAGTTCGAAGCCGCTATCAAGGCCGGCGAATTCACATTCTACGCCGACAACGGAAAGGCCCGTGTTCTGACTGACATCAACAGCCTTGTCACGATCGGCCAGAATATGTCTTCCGACTGGACGTCGAACCGCGTTGTCCGCGTTATGGACGGCTGGGCGAATGACGTCGCCCGAATCTTCGGCGAATCTTATATCGGCCTTGTAACCAACAGCGACACCGGCCGACAGCTTTTCAAGGCTGACCTTGTGGCGCTTGCAAATCAGTATCAGTCGATCGACGCAATCAGCAATTTCAAGTCCGACGACATCACTGTCAACCAGGGCGACGGAAAACGCGACGTCGCGGTCGACTGCGCTTTACAGCCGAACGACAGCATGGAAAAACTTTATATGACTGTCGTCGTAAACTAAGAAAGGGGTGACAGACAATGAAAACTTTGAACGCACCTGATACCATTTCCGGCAAGGAAGGCCGCGCCTATGCGAAAATCAATGGCAACAACGAAGAACTGTTCTACGCGAAGACGATCGAAGCGAACGTCGAAAAGAGCAAATCCGAAATCAAGGCGATCGGGAAGCGTATGACTGGCCACAAGACAACCGGCGCGAACGGTAGCGGTTCCATGACGCTTTACTATATGACGCCGCTTTTCCGCGAAATGCTTCGCCAGTGGAAGGAAACCGGAAAGGACGTTTACTTCGATATGGTGGTCGAGAATGACGACCAGGAATCTTCGGCTGGCAAACAGACGGTTCTTCTTATGGACTGCAATCTGGATTCCGTCGTCCTTGCGAAACTGGACGGCGATTCTGACGACGCCCTGGACGAAGACGCCGACTTCACTTTCGAAGACTTCGACATTCTGACACCGTTCACGAAGTTCTAAGCTATCAAAGGAGGAAAACAAAATGGGTAAATTACAGGAATTCCTTATGTCCAACCAGGACGACATTCAGGCAACAGCGGAAGTCGCGGTCAGCGGCTTCCCTGTTCCTTTCACGATCAAGTCGATCACCGAAGGCGAAAACAAGGCCATTCGTAAGTCTTGCCAGAAAATCACCTTCGACAAGAAGACACACCAGAAGACCACGGAAACGGATCAGGACCTTTACAATAACCGCCTTGTGATCGCGTGCTGTGTGGACCCGAACTTCAAGGACGCGGAACTTCAAGCGAAATTCGGTGTCATGGGCGCCGAATCCTTGATCGACGTCCTTTTGAAGCCTGGCCAGTTCGTCGATCTTCTTCTGGGTGTCCAGGAAGTCAACGGCTTTTCTGACGACGTGAACGACCTTCGCGAAGAAGCAAAAAACTAATCACCGGTGGAGGTGTGGACGCTGACGCGGACGGCGAAGCTGTCTACGCACATTACGCCTTGCACCGGTTGAAAATCCTTCCCAGTACGCTTGTAGCCCTTCCCCTTCGGGAACGGGCTTTTATTTATGCTTCGATTGACCTTCAAATCGAAAAGGAAAAGAAAGAAGCACAAAAAGCGAAACGGAAAGGCAAGAAAGGAAGGTGATGAACCGTGGCCGGTGTCGCTACACAAATGACCATTCGCGACGGTATGACTTCGAAGCTGAACCGAATCTTTCAGGCAGTATCGAGGACAAACCGCGCCCTGGAAACCACGGACGCACTGTCGGACCAGGTGAACCCTGGGGCCAACTTTGACAGGGCGGCTTCGGCCGCCGGTCGCGCTTCCGGCCAGGTTGATAATTTCAACAATCGCCAGCGCCAGTCAGAGGAAGGCGCCCGAAAGGTCGCTTCCGCCTGGGGCCTTGTAAAAAAGGCTATTGGTTCAGCCCTGGCGGCGATCAGTGTCCAAAAAGTGATCGAACTTGCGGACAGTATGACGTCGACCAGGGCCAGACTGGACATAATGAACGACGGACTTCAAACCACGGACGAATTACAGTCTATGATTATGAAATCCGCCAACCGGTCCCGCGCCGCCTATCAGACAACGGCTGACGCCGTTTCGAAAATGGGTATCATGGCAAAGGACGCCTTTTCAAACAACGACGAACTGATCAAGTTTACAGAATTGATCAATAAACAGTTCACGATCGCCGGCACTTCGGCCGCCGGTATCGACGCGGCTATGTTACAGCTTACACAGGCCATGTCTTCCGGTGTCCTTCGTGGCGAAGAATTGAACAGCGTCTTCGAACAGGCGCCGACAATCATTCAGACGATCGCGGACTATCTTGACGTACCTATTGGCAAAATTCGCGATATGGCCGCCGACGGTCAGATCACTTCGACGATCGTCAAAAATGCCATGCTGGCGTCTGCTGACGAAATTAACGCGAAGTTTGAAGCTATGCCTATGACCTTCGCCCAGGTCTGGACAATCGCGAAAAATATCGCCCTGGAAGCCTTCACACCTGTTATTCAGGCGATCGGTTCCGGCGCACAATGGATTTATGACAACTGGTCCACTATCGCCCCGATCTTCTGGGGCCTGGCCAGTGCCGCCCTTGCCTATGCTGTGGCGCTGGGAATCCAGACGGCCGCGACCTGGATCGCAGACGGAGCCGCGAAGACTTTCTTTACGACGCTTCTGACGAATCCGCTTTTCTGGATCGCCCTTGCGGTCGGCGTTGTCGTCGCCGCGCTTTACAGAATGATTCAGGCTGTCGGCGGCGTGAAAAACGCTTGGGAAATCTGCAAAGCGGCCCTTGTGGTCGCCTGGGCGGCCTTGAAGGTGGCGTTCTTTGCAACCTACAACTGGATCGCGAACCTGATCGACAAGCTGAAACTATGCTGGCAAAGGGCCGGCGTGGCCATAGCCGGATATATGGGCGATATGAAAGTAAACGTCCTGACAATCCTTCAAAATATGGTCAATGGCGCGATCGACATCATAAACAAGTTTATCGGCTTACTGAACAAGATTCCTGGTGTCAGCATTGACGCGGTCGAACAAGTAACCTTCGCCACAACTGCGAAGGCGGAAAACGAAGCCGCGAAGCAAGCCAGAGCCGACGCCTTGAACAAGTACGAATCGGACATCAAAGCCGCACAGGCCCAGCGTGACGCCACCTATTCGGCGGCGAAGAAAGAACTTGCTGACGCTACGGCCGCACTGTCTAAGACCTACGCCAACGCCAAAGCGGAAGCCGCACAGGCAAAGTCTGACGTCGGCGCCACGGACTGGAATGTCGACGGGACAAACGACGTCGGGAAAGTCGATTCTGTGGGATCGGTCGGAAAGATTGACAGCGACGTAAATATCGCCGATGAAGACCTGAAATTCCTTCGCGACGTGGCCGAAATGCGCTATGTCCAGAACTTCGTCACCTTGACGCCGACAGTGGCTGTCGAAGCCCAGATCAGCGAAAAGGTCGACGTCGACGAAGTCGTCGAACGAATCGAAAGCAAGCTGGAAGACGAATTCACAGCGGCGGCGGAAGGAGTGTATAACTAATGAGCAACTACCGAATGACACTGATCGTCGGTGGACGGGAAATCAACATTCCCGTCCTTCCGGCGAAACTGAACGTGTCTTCGCCTGGGAAAAATGAGCGCGTGACAGTGCTTGACCTGGGTGAAGTCCTTCTTTTACGCAAAAAGGGCCTTCGGATTCTGTCCTGGGAAAGTTTCTTTCCGGCTGATTCCGCGCCGTACACTACCGGACAGGTTCGGGACCCTATTTCTATTATTCAGGCAATCCAGAAAGCCAGGGACAGCAAAACGCCGGTCCGCTTCCTGATAACGGGAACCGACCTGGACTGTAATATTCGAATGGGGATCGAATCCTTCGAATACGAAGAACGATCCGGCGAACTGGGCGACCTGTACTATACGATCAAACTGTACGAATGGAAAGACACTTCGCCGAAGAAAATTGTTCTTCCGGAAAAGAAGAACACACCGGCGAAAACCCAGGAACCGGCCAGAGCCGGAAAGCCTGAAAAGAAATCGAAAACCTATACGGTCAAAAAAGGCGACTGCCTGTGGAATATCGCGAAGAAATTCTATGGCAAGGGAAGCGACTATACAAAAATCTATAACGCCAACAAGGGGACGATCGGAAAGAACCCGAATCTGATCTACCCTGGCCAGGTTTTCACGATTCCATAATGGCCATTCGTATTCAATACCAGAATAACGTCACCGGCGCGGCGTTCGATATAACGACGCTTGTCAGTGGCGCGAAATGGTCGACAAAACGGTCCGGTTCCCCCGCTTCCCTGGAACTGACCGCCATTGTCAACGACGAAATACAGTGGAGCCACGGCGGAATCGTCACCCTGTTAGACGACAAAACCGGACTGTTTTATGGCTACGTCGTAAAAATCAGCCAGAACGAAAAGGAACAGGTTCAGATCACGGCTTACGATCAGACCTGGTATTTAAAGAAAAACAAGGACACCTATGTTTTCAAGGGGAAACGTGCGGATCAGGTATTGAAACAGATCGCCGAAGACTTCAAATTGAAGACCGGAAGCCTGGCAAACACCGGATATTCTATCCCGTCTATGATTGAAGACGGCCAGACGCTTTTCGACATTGTCTTGAAGGCTATCGACTACACCCTGATCAATACAGGGAAAATGTTCGTCCTGTGGGATAACTTCGGGAAACTGACCTTGACCGACGTCGAAACGGCGAAGCTGGACCTTTTTGTCGGCGACGGCAGTCTGGCGACAGGCTTCACCTACGAATCAGAAATTGATTCCGAAGCCTACAACAAGATCAAACTGGTCAAGGACAACAAGAAGACCGGAAAACGTGACGTTTATATCTTCCAGGATTCTAAAAACATGGCCTTGTGGGGTATTCTGCAAGACTATGAAGTGGTTGACGAAGACATGAACGAAGCCCAGATCAAGAAACGCGGCGGACAAATGCTGGAACTATACAACAGACCGAAGCGGTCTTTCAGCGTCAGCGCAATCGCGGACCTGTCAGTCAGAGCCGGCCGCGCCTTGTATATCGGGATCGGTGCCGTGGGCGTGAAATCCTTCTTCATAGTCGAAGAAGCCACACACGACCTTTTGAAAGAAACAATGTCCTTGAAATTAAAGGTGGTGTAATATGGGACTTCTTGAAACTATGAAACAAGTCGCACAAGCGACCAACGACGCCGGTATGCCGACGGCTTTTCTGTTCGGTTCCGTGACGAAGACGTCGCCCTTGACGATCCGCGTCGACAACCGGTTCGACATATCCGGCGACGCTATTGTGGTTATGAAGGAATTCCAGGCCGGCTTCTATCCTACCCACTATCACACCGGCGTCAAGGGTAGCCCTTCCACCGAAGAAAAGTCAGGTGGAAGCGGCGACGCGTCCTTCGCGGCACATTCCCACACCTTGAAAGGTAACTACCAGACCAACACCGACGCAAAGTCCGAATATTATTACGGCCTGGCCGTCGGTGACAAAGTGGTCCTTCTGCGAAATGCTGGCGGACAGGCGTTCCTTGTCCTGGGAAGGGTGTGATTTTATGATACCGAACGCGTTAAACGTAACGATCGGCGAAGACGTGGAGGTTCAAACCGCCGCCGAAGCGCCAACAAGAACATTCAAAATCGACTTTGACGCCGGCCGCGTCGGTGGCTTCTGTGATGAAACGGAAGCCATGAAACAGGCCATTTACAAGATACTGCAAACAGAGCGCTTCGAATACCTGATCTATTCCTGGAATTACGGAATCGAACTGAACGCCGTTGTCGGGAAAAGTTTTCAAGTGTTTGCAAGTGAAATAAAACGTGTAATTCGCGAAGCCCTTCTGGCGGACAGCCGGATCACCGACGTCACAGACTTCGAAGTGGCCCAGATTAACAAAAGAACCGCTTCCGTGAAGTTCACGGCCGAAACTATCTTCGGCGAAATACCTATTGAAAGCGAGGTGAACGCGAATGTATGAGGATATGACCTTCGAAAACATTATGGACCGCTGTCTGGACCGCGTGTCTTCTTCTATCGACAAGCGCGAAGGTTCCGTCGTATATGACGCCATAGCGCCGGCGGCGGCCGAACTGGCGATCATGTATATCGAACTGGCCTACCTTATGGACCGCGCTTTTCCTGATACGGAATCCGGCGACGACCTGACGAAGAAAGTTCGCGAAAGAAGTATCTTCCGAACACCGGCAACCGCCGCAATTCGAAAGGGCTATTTTGAAGACGGAAACGGCGCCGCTATGGACGTACCGATCGGAACGCGTTTTTCCGGTGACAATCTGAACTATACCGTCACCGAAAAGATCGCAACCGGACAGTTTCGCCTTCTGTGCGAAACGCCAGGCGCGGCCGGCAACCAGTACCAGGGAAACCTTGTCCCGATCGACTACGTGGAAGGACTGGGCGCGGCCAGACTTGCGGATATTCTGATCAACGGTGAAGACGGAGAAAGCGACGAAGACCTTCTTGACCGCTATATGAATAGCTTACAGGCCCAGGCATACGGCGGAAATAAGGCCGACTATAAAACAAAGGTCGAACTTCTTCAAGGCGTCGGCGCCGTCAAAGTGTTCCCTGTATGGAATGGCGGCGGAACCGTGAAGATCGTCTTTGTAAATAGTGACTGGGGAATCCCTTCTTCTGACCTTGTCAACAGCGTTCAAACAGTCGTCGATCCGGTTCAGAACCAGGGCGTCGGTGACGGTATCGCCCCGATCGGACACGTCGTCACGGTCGAAGCTGTGACCGGAACCACGATCAACGTGTCTTTCACTCTGACTTTTTCCGGTTCGGCCACCTGGTCGACCGTCGAAACGTCTGTGAAGAAAGCTATTCAGGACTACTTTGACAGCCTGGCCAAAACCTGGGACGAACAAGAAAACCTTGTCGTCCGCGTCAGCCAGATCGAAACAAAGGTCCTGAATGTCGAAGGCGTGATCGACATCACCGGAACCAAAATCAACGGAGGAACACAAAATATTTCCCTGGCTTCAAATGCGATTCCGGTTCTGGGGGTGGTGACAAATGGTTCTTAAAGAATACTGGCCGCGCTATCTGCAAGAACTGATCGAGTTTCAGCAGATCGCGGGCGCGGAACAACCCGAATTCGAAAAGGCCGTCAGTGACGTAAAATCGGCCGCTGACGACTTTTTTCTGGTGTCCCTGTCCGAATATGGGTGCGAACGCTGGGAAAAGATTCTGGGGCTTTCTGCGGCGCCTGGGGACACAGTACAGGACCGCCGCGACCGAATCCTGATTAAGTACCTGGATCAGCTTCCCTATACTTACAGAACCCTTTTGAAATACCTTGCAACGGTCAGCGAAGACTTCACAGTCACCCTAAACGAAAACGCCTACGATCTATATATCAGAATCCGCCTGGAAGGCTACGCCCAGCGCGACGCCCTGGCGGCGACCCTGGGACAAATGATTCCGGCGAATCTGGTTCTCCGCTTGCGGACGGATATTCCACAAGACGACCAACCGGCCAAAACGGCCGCTTGTTCCGCTATGGCTACAATGAACCGGCACAAATACACGCCGGCAACGTAAGGAGGAAAAACGAATGGCAAAATTCAAGTCCATTGTCACGGACGGCGGAAGCGAAGCCCTAACGGCCCTTATCGCGTCCGGACAAAAATTGATACTGACACGCGCGGCCGCCGGAAGCGGCGTCGCCCAGGTCAGCCCGAATACATTGACCGATCTTGTAAACGTGGAAAACGTCAGCGTCAGCCTGTCCGAAAAGGAACTGGTCGAAGGTTCGCCTTCGATTATGCAAATTCCGGTACAGGTGACGAACGAAGGTCTGGAAGCGAATGTCTGGATCAGAGAAATCGGTGTCTTCGGCCTGGACATCAGCGGAAACGAAATTCTTTTCTGTTATGGCTGGCTTGACGGCGAAGACAGCGACAATGTCCTTCCGGCGACAACCTTTGAAGAGGACGCCGACACGGTCCACATTCACGACCTGGCCGTCTTTATCACCAACCAGGAAGCGGCGGCCGTGTCTGTCCAGGTGGGCGTCGGTTCCTTTGTAACAACCGCGCAAATGACCGCATACGCCGCGCCTGTGCTTCATACCCAGGCCGCGACAACGATCAACGAAACGACCGGAGAAACCACGGAACAGGTTCAGCGACGCCAGGACAACGATATTCAGTCGATCCTTGAACAGTTGAACACCGGATTCACCGGAACAACCGTCACACACACTTTCGTTTCTGCACAGCTTCAATACTGGAAAGGCTACGACGGAACAGGAATTCCGGAAGGTATTCTGGATCAATCCCTGAACCGTCTTTATTTATGACCAGAATCGGCGCCACGCCGTCGGAAACGTCTTGTCTTATATCTAACCTATTCACGGAAATTCGGCCCGTCTGTGGCCACTGTGAGGGCGACAGCGTGGTCCTGTGTGGCGTAACCTACGAAGGACAGGAAGAAACCGTCGTCCTTCGTGATTATGGCTTCGACTATTCCGGCGATCCGGAAACCGTCGAAAATATCCGAAAGCGAAGGTGTATCTATGGGAACAAGAAGAAACTACCAGCGGACTTCAAATAAAAATGATAGTCCGCTTCACGTTCTTCCGGTGGCCGAAAGGTTGATCGACTACACCCTGAACCTGACCGACAACGCGAACCGCTTTCCGAAGCGCGTCCGTTTTTCGATCACAAACAAGATTCAGGGCCACGTCATGGCCATATATGACGACCTACTGGAAGCAAACGAAATATTTCCGATCCGCACAGAAGCGGACCGGACAGAACGGCTTCGTCTGCAAAGGACCGCCTTGACCGAGTGTAAGAAACTGCTTCACATGATCGAATTATCGAAGAAGCGAACCTATATCGACAAGGACACCTTTGACTATTGGACGAAGTTGACCCTGGACGTTAAGTTCATGACCGCGAAATGGTACAAGGCCGAACAGGACACCGCCGAAGCGATCGCCCCGTCGGACCCTATACCGGAAAGCGTGTAATGATATTTAGGGAATGACCTGTTACCCCGAACGCCGGCAACGCGAACAATGCGCGCAATGTCAACACGGACGGCAGTCTGAACAACAACAACGCGTACAACGGCAACAATGGCGTTCGGCCGGATTTGGTGGAAAACGCGACCGAGTAAGGCGAAGAACCTGAAAACAGAGTACCCCAACAAAGGAGGTCATTTCCTTCCGAAGTGCCGGAAAGGCCACGGTAAACACAAGATTGACGACGAATGGCCTTCCTACTGTGACGGCCGGACTGTAAGCGTCAAGGAGGATTTTTATTTTGAGCGAAGACCAGACATTGAATCTTTCTGACTTCGCGAAGGTGATCGACTTTAACAGTCTATATCAATCGTATACAGAAGCGCGCAAAGGTAAACGGTGGAAATATGCGGTCTGCAAATACGAAGTGAACGTCCTTGAAAACCTTATGTTCGTTCATTTCATGTTATCAGCCCACAAATACCGCCTGTCGCCTTATAACTGCTTCATTGTGAAAGAACCGAAGGAACGACTGATCATGTATAACAGCTTCCGCGACAAAATCGTTCAGCACAGTCTTTGCGATAATGTCCTGGAACCGTACCTTTCGAAAACTTTCATATACGACAACTACGCAAGCCAGAAAGGCAAAGGAACGCACTTCGGACTTGACCGCCTGAAATATTTTATGTCGAGGTACTACCGACAGAACGGGGCGGACGGCTGGGTCCTGAAATGCGATATTCGAAAGTATTTTTACAGTATCAATCACGACGTTCTGAAAGAACAGCTTCGCCGGCTTATCAAAGACCGCGACGTCTTGTGGCTTCTGGATATGATCATAGATTCCACCAAAGGACCAGGAATCCCGATCGGGAACCATACTTCACAGTGGTTCGCCGTTCTGTACCTGTCCGGAATGGATCACATGATCAAGGAACGTCTGGGAATCAAAATGTACGGCCGCTACATGGACGACTTCTATTTGATTCACCCCGACAAGGACTATCTTCGTTATTGCCTGGAAGAAATCAAGAAGTATCTGGTCCCTTTAGGACTGGAACTAAATCAAAAGACGGCCATTTTCCCCTTAACCCAGGGAATCGACTTCCTGGGATTTAGGACCTATCTGACCGACACCGGAAAAGTCGTCAGAAAAGTCCGCCGTGAAAGCAAGAACCGAATTCAAAGGAAATTGAAGAAATATCGCCACCTTCTGGACGAAGGTCGGATCGACTTCGAAACGATTCTTCAATCCTATTCTTCGTGGACCGGTCACGCCGAACACGGCAACAGTTACCACTTGATCAGGAAGACGGACGATCTGTTCTTCAACCTATTCAAGAATGAATTGGAGGGATTAACCTATGGCAAAATTACTATCCGCTTTGCCCGTTGGAAGCGTCGTCAAGTCGACGAACACGAAATACAACGGGAAAGTGATCAGGTGGATCGTGGGAACCCAGGACACAGCCAACGGCCGAACGGGCCTGGTGACCGAGAAAATGATCACACTGAAATGCTTCGACGCGAAGGAGCCTTCGAACACGAACGGTGATCGCCGAAGCTACGGAAACAACCGCTATTCTCAGTCTAATATTGACCAGTGGTTGAACAGCCAGGTCGCGGCCTGGTATTCCGCGCGTCACAGCTACGACGCACCGCCGAACAACGCCAACGTGTGGAGCAACTACAACGAATACGACACCGAAGCCGGATTCCTGTCTACC